CGCGTGCGGCTGGGTATCGGACGTCTGCTGCGTGACCGCATGCCGGCAGACCCGAGCGACATGCGCGCATGGGCCGAGGACTTGGACCGTGGCATCGACGCCGCCCTCCGCGCTGACGAGGAGGGGAAGGGATGAGCGCCAGAGCAAATGCCTGCATTCACATCGCCGCCGACCTGCTGCGAGCGGTGCTATCCGACATCCCGGAGGACTGGCCGAAATCCATGCCTCGCGCCGCCCTCCGCGCCATCGAGGCGCAGGAGAATATCCTGAAGGACTGCGCTTACCGCGTCAGGTATGCGGGCGAATGCCTGCGCGAGCTCGACAAAGAATGCGAAGCCCTGCGCGCTCGTGTCGAGACGCTGGAGACCTTCGTGCAAGACCTTGCGGACGAAGGCTGTCTAGATCGGGGGAGTCACCGAAATCAGGAGGCGTGCGGCGACACGAACCTTCGCCTGATCGACTACTGCGGACCGTGCCGCGCCCGCGCCCTGCTGGAGCAGAAGCCGTGACGTACCTGAAATCCGCCCTAGCATGGGTGCTCTACTGGATCGGACACGTAGTGTCCCGAGGCATCAGCTCGACGGGCCGCTGGACTGATGAGGTGCTGTACCCGATCTATAACAAGGTGATGGGCTGGTCCGTCAACCTAGACGCTCGGGGCTGGGTCTGGCCGTCAGAGCTGCGCGACGAGACGTTCGAGGAGCTGTGAGCTACTGGCAGAGCATGGGCGAGTGGATACTAGGCGGGCCGTGGCCTGTTGACGATCAGAACGCTCCAGAAGTGAGCAGCAACGAGCATTGCAGCTCACAAGTGAGCGGCAAACAGATCGACTGGATTGAATCACCCTCCTCCGGGGGCTAATACGGAGGCCCGCAGCGGGCGGTCGGGATAACACCCGCAGTCAGGGATGTGCGAACCCTTCGGGCAAGCCTCTCAACCCCGGTGGATCGGGGGGATAGCCAAGGCGCGAGGTGAGTCGGAGCGCAGGCCCTGACCGTGTGGCCCCGGCGAGAACGGGGCGCTACCTACAGCGTTGATGGAATTTTCTCCATCAGCTTTTTCAAATTGTCGAGACTGTTAGATTGGCGGCTCTCCTATGGGCCTTCATTAAACAATGTGACGGTAAAGGACTCGCTGTCGTACACGGTACTGCCGCCATCATTGCTTATTTCTACTATGTAGGTGCCAGACACGGTGTTGAAGTCAGTGACACTATCGCTGAAAAGCCAGTTTCTATCTGAAGTCAACGCATCCCACGTATTAAGTCCGTCCCCGGATGTATATATGTTTGTGCCAGCAATGTGTCGTACTCGCACGCTCCAACTGGAGCCTGTCTCAGAGGGGTAAGCCGATGACCACTGCCCTATACTTGACGTAAAAAAAGAACCGCTAATTTCTCGGGTATGCCTGACAAGCCCATCCGAATCGTACAGGAGGTTGTACTGGATAGTTAAAGTGCCACCGCCGCCGTCCGTGTTTGTAGTGTTGGTCGCCACTGCTTGGTATACGACACGACTATAAAATTGACGCCACACTCCAGCTACGCGAACCCACCCTTCTTGAATCGGGCGCCACGTTCCAGACACGCGCACCTGCGGGTCATCTACAGTGCGCCAAACACCCCCGGCTTTGACGTGAAGAGTCATCAGTAGATGAAATACACGTCGCCGTCAGACCCGCCGCTAGGCGAGCCCCCGGACTGGATGGTTACGTTGCGCGTGGCCATGCTTCCGATACCGAGATTCGATCTAGCCCCACTGGCAGTAGAGGACCCCGTACCGCCGTTACCTACCGCAAGGTCGGTGCCGCTCCAATCACCGTTGTCGATGGTAGCTTGGGTTGCAAGGCTACCGAGGCCAAGGCTGGTCCTAGCAGTGGACCCAGATTCAGCTACCCAAGTCGAACCGTTCCCTACAATAAAGTTCCCGTTCGTGACCGCAAGGCCGTTGATGGCGGCCAGATTGGTACTGACGTTGATAGTCCGAGAAGCCGAAAGATCACCCCCGCCGGTCAGGCCCGTACCCGCAGTGATGGATACCGAGGCGTGGTCCGTGTTTCGCGAGCTGGAGGTGTCGAGAGCTACATCATTGGCGTTAACTGTGATCCCGGTGCCGGCACCGACATTGATAGTCCGAGAAGCCGAAAGATCACCCCCGCCGGTCAGGCCCGTACCCGCAGTAATAGACACCGAAGCGTGATCGACGTTGCGCGTGCTGGAATTGTCTAGAGCTATGGTGCGGTTAGCCGAGAGATCGCCACCGCCGGTAAGGCCCGTACCCGCAGTGATTGTGGTCGAGTCCGAAGGAACCCCACTCAGGGTTACAGTCCCCGTCGCGGTCAGGTTCGTAAACGACGCCGACCCAGCTCCAGAAACCAGCACAAACTCCGTGCCGTCGTAGATCACCGTCGCGACGCTGTTCGTATCCAGCGCGCCCGCCAGCGGGTTCGTGCCGATCGGCGTCTTGATCGACTTCGCGCCCAGGCTCGACACATTCAGCGTGCAGGCGCCCGTGTTGTCCGCCACTGGGCGGAACGCGTACACGTCGCCTCGAGCGTACGCAGTCACCGTGCGATTCGGCGCGAGCAGTTGCGCGTCGGCAGTGCCCGTAGCCGTCAGTGCGCCGTTCGTGTCGCCCAGCCAGCGAGCCAGGACAGCCATGTTCTCGCGGATGACGTCGTTCACCCCCGAGGGAGCCATGCCCTCCGGTGCGCCGTCCGGCGACGGATCGTTGTTGTTCGCTGCGGCGACGTCCCAGTCTTTGATCTCGGCCATCAGTCTTCTCTCACGGGGATGGTGGCAAGGCGCGGGTCGCGAGCAGTCAGCACTCGGCGAATGCGCTCGTTTCGATCCATCAGCTCGCGCAGCGCCTGCGCAGGCTCCTCAGACTCCAGCGCATCCATGTACAGCTTCGCGTCTGACTGGCTCAGAAGCGGCGCGTTCTGAGTCGCGCGCTCAATTTCAGGATCACTCGCCGCCGCCTGCGCGAGCTTGATGATGCCCGTGCGCGGCAGGGTCTGCATCGCGTCAGCAATCGCGGGGAACTCTCGGAGTATCCCGCCGCCGGAGGGCCGGCGCCCAACAAGATCAAGCGCGCCGCCAAGCGCGATCGCGAGCATTGCCTTGTTGAAGCCAGACTCCAGCGATTCAATAACATTGTCCTCGCCGCCGGGCGTCGCAGACTTCAACAGCTGCAAGATGCCACCAGTCGCCGCCGCAGACGCCGCAGCGGACAGAAGTTTGCCCTTGAAAGTCTTTCCGGGCAGGAAGTTGACCGCATCCTCGAAGAGCTCGCCGCCGAGGCTGGAGACCGCCTGACCGCCCGCCGCAAACGCTGCGGTTTCCAGCGGGTCGCCGTTCTGAAGCAGCGACATTGCAGCGCCCTCGAGGCCAGCCTCTCCAGCCCGCCCCGCACCCCTGGCGATATTGCGGAACGTGTCGCTGTTTACGATGTTGGCAGACGTCCTGCGAAGCGCAGACGCTTGCGGGCCTCGAGCCGCAGTCGCATATCGCGTCAGCATGCTGCCGATCTGCTGGTCAAACATTCCACCGCCACCGAGGCGCACGAACGGCGCGCGGCCCATTGCTAGCGTCGCAGCATCGCCTGCGAACTGACCAACAGCCGTCGCTCCAGGCCGTTGTTCTGCCATCTGCGTGCGGGCCTGCATGCGTTGGCCGAAAGCGTCCGCCAAGGACTGACCGGCCATCACAGCCTGAACCGGCGTTTCGATCGCAGCAGCTACCTGCCGGCCTGTCGGCAAAGGCACGCGGCCGAACCGGAAATCCGATGCCAGAACGCCAGGCCCCTCGGGCGGTGCTCCGCCAAGGTTCACGCCGCCTATAGAAAGCGGTTGATTCAGGAAGTTCGCCGCGGCATTCATAGCCCTGCCGGGTAGCTGCGGAAGCTCCATGAGATTGCTCAGCATGCGCTCACCAGCACCCGCAAGGCCTGCGGACGTAACTGTGCCCGCCGGCTGCGCAGAAAACCGCTGCCGCAACACCGCAGCGATCTGCTGATCAGTCATCGAGTCAGGGAACTCGACAACACCCATGCCGGGAACTTCGACGCGCTTCATTGCTTCGGCCTCAGCTCGCCGGTAACTGGGTCAAACACGAACGTCTGCGCTTCCGTCTGCTCCGCTTCAGGAGCCGCGCCCTTGAACTGCGACAACAGCCTTTCAACGCGGTCTCGATTCGGCACGTTCAGCCCCAGCGCATCAGCGCGCGCAAGCGCCCGGCTCAGCTCTCTCACCGTGGCCGCGCGGATAGCCGCGGGACTAGACTCAAGCCCAGCGAAGGACTCTCGAATCTGATTGAGCTCCGTGGCCGAGTTGGCGCCAGTGGCTTGAGCAAGGTTGACCACGAAATCGGCGGCATCCTTCTTGGCCTTGTCCAGCGCCTCAATCTGCCCGCCAAGTTCTTCCGAGATGTCACCGCGCCCAAACAGCGGCGCAAGCTCAGCAACCACAGAAGCGACGCCGCGGCGGAAATCCATGCCGATGCCGCCGGGTGCCAGGGAGCTGCCCTCTAGCTTGTTGATGTTCTCGAGCAAGCTCTCGCCGGAGGAGAGCAGCGTGCCGGTATCAATCTCTGCCATCGCGCGCTCTCGAATGCTTCTTTCTGCTTGCGCTGCGCGCTCTTCGCCAAGCTGCGCCAGCTGAGCCCGCGCCAGCGCATCGCGCGGGTCCTCCGGCTGCGCACCAGCAAGGCGTCGCTCGTATTCAATCACCTCGTCCGGCGTCGGGATGCGGCCCAGGAACTGCTGAAGGTAGCCGGCAGTCCCGCGAAGGTTGGGCGGCGGCTCAGGCTGCGACGTCATCTGACTGAGCAGCGTCTCCCCAACCAAAGCAGGATTCATCTGCGCAGCGGAAAGCAGCAGCCCCTGCGGCGATTGGCGGAAGTCCGTCTCGCGCATCACGCCAGGGCGAGGCGGGCCGACCATCGTGTCAGGAACAGTAGGCGCAGACAGCGCAGCGATCAGCCCGCGCGCACCCTGCTCGGCACGACGGGCCTGATCAAGCTCTAGGGCGCGCGCCTCCAGAGCTTGTTCCGCAACGGTCTTGTTGCGTGCAGCATTCTCCTGCGCAGCTCCGATGACTGGAGCTAGCAGCAGGCCGAAACCCGGACTGCCGACAGCAGCCCCGCCGAGCAGACCCAGCGCAAGCGGCGAGGTCGCTGCGCTTCTCAACTGATCAAAGAGACCGTTCATCGTGTCATCCTATGCCGCTGGACGCGCCACCAAACTAGACAGGCACATTAAAACCGAGCCCCAGCTTGCTTTCGCGTGACCGAGAGCTGACATCTTGACCCAGAAGCGACTCGATCGGAGAACCGCTCAGAGACGCGCTCAGAAGCTGCAACAGCGCGTTCCGAGGCGCATCCAGCTGGGCCTGCTGCAACGCCTGCTGAGCACCACCGATCCGGTTCAGCAGATCAACGTCCGCCGTCGCGAGGCCCGGGATCATCCCGGCAGCTTGAAGCCGCGCCGCTGCGCTCTGGCGCTGCGCATCCGTCGCCGCTATCGCGCGAGCAAGCTCCTGTTCGTTCGACGCGAGGCCAAGATTGCCAAGCGCCTGCGCGGCAGACGACGCTGCTTGGCGTCCCGACAGATCAAGCGCACCGAGCGAGCTCGCAATGTCCGCCTGCTGGCCCATACCGGCCAGACCCAGCTGGCCCATAGCCTGCGCGATGTCTGCCTGCTGGCCCATACCGGCCAGACCCAGCTGGCCCATAGCCTGCGCGATGTTTGCACGCTGCCCGACATCCGCAAGACCCAGCTGGCCCATAGCCTGCGCGATGTCTGCACGCTGCCCGACATCCGCGAGACCAAACTGGTTCAACGACCCCGCTGCGCCCAGCTGGTTAGCTCGCTCTTGCGCGTACTGACGAGCGAAGGCGTCGACAGCAGCCTGACCGATCGCTTCCTGCGCAAGCCCGCCCGTCGCACCACCCGCGCCAGCAGCGCCGAAGGTCGACAGCAGGCCGGGCGTAGCCTGACGCACAGCCGCCTGAACCGCAGCATCGAATGCGTCGCCGCCGTACAGGAAATCACCAGCAGCCGTGGACGTGAGCGCTTGCTGCCCAACATCACTCAGACCAGAGCCCGTCAAGCCGCCAAGCGTGTCCATACCAGGCGTCGCCTGCCCGAGCAGGTCGCTCAGCGCCGCTTGCCCAGGAAGCGCACCAGCCGATGCCTGCCCGAGCAGGTCGCTCAGCGCCGTTTGCCCGGGAAGCGCACCAAGCGTCGCCTGCCCAAGCAGGTCGCTCAGCGCTGTTTGCCCGGGAAGCGCACCAGCCGATGCCTGCTCCCGCAGCGTCGCCAACGCCATCGGATCGACGCCGAGAGCCGTGAGGGAGTCGATCGCAGACGTGTCATAACCGCCCTGCGCAATGCCTTGAGCAGCCCCCTGAGCGGCTGGGAAGATGCCCGAAAGCAGCGCGCGCTCCACCCCCAGTGCTTGTGCGGCCTCCTGAAGCGGCGTGAAGCCAGCGACAAGATTCTGCGACGAGGCTGGGCTAAAGCCAGCGCCGGTCATGCCTCCCGTAAGACCCAACATGCCCTCTAGCGCCGCGAGGCTACGATCCGCCGTCGACACGCCCCTGCGGATGAAGGGCTCCATGAATTCTGGAATCTGCACGCGCTGAGTCTGTTTGCTGCGGTTTTTGCTCTTCGAGCCACCGCCTGTAATCGAGCCACCACTCATCGCGGAGCCTCCATAATGACTGCTTTCTGCTTCCACCCGCGCCGCTTCAGATAGCGCGCAAGCCCCGGCCGACACGACGCCTCGACGCACATCGCACCGACACGTTCGCCGCACTCAAGCAGCGCGGCCTCCATCTCATCTACCCAGTCGTCCATCTCGCCACCTGCGAGAAACTCGACGAACACCTTGCACCCGGTGCGGTACTGCGGAACCGAAAGCACAACCACTGCATGCGCTTCGCCGTCTTCGTGCGCGGCCCACACGTGAGCCTTCTCGTCCAAGATGCTCGCCAGAACCTCCTCCGGCGTGACTGCATCACCTTGGCCGCATCGCAGCGCTTTCTTGATCTGCGGCGCGAACTGCGCCAACACGGCTAGCGCCTCCGGTGCAGGGACGTAGCCGACCTTCACCGCTGCGCCCTCGACTCGAGGATGCCGTAGATCGAGAACGCCAGCGCACCCGCGGTGAACGTCTTGATGCCGATCTGACCGCCCGGCGACAGCACGATGCCAGTCCCGATCGCGCGCGCCTCGATCGTAGTCGAGCCGTCCTTCGGGATCGCTGTGTTTGACAGGTGCAACGCCGTGTCTGCTGTAAACGTCGAGCCTCCAGCGTCGTCGTGCCATATGCTCGCGTGCGCAATCGTGTTCGTCGTGTTCGTCACGACTATGCGAGTGATCTCGACAGCCTGCCCACCCGGCGCTGCATACGCCTCCACCGCCGCCGTCGTGGACGGGCGGACCTGAGCGAGCAGAACCGCAGCAGCCGGGTAGATCATCCTCTGGCGCCCCCTGCACGCGCGTACACAGGGTCCACCTGCGCGCCTACGATGTCAGACCAGTCACCCGACACGCTCATCTCAACGCGGCAGTACCGCCCAGCAGAGCGCGCTGCGATCTTTCCGCCAGCAGCAGGCGTGCGCGCAGTGCCCCACGAGACCGCATCAGACAGGTTCGAGCGAGTCCCGACGCGAGCAGACACTGCCCCGCCGTCTACCAGCGCGCGGAGGCCGGTGATCACGCTCCTGCGCCCGGGCGACAGTTCGACCTCCTTCGTCTGCACAACCGCGTCCATCGGCTGCCCCGAGAAGAACCCGTGCTTGAACGCAGTGTCGAACGCAGCCAGCCGCGGGGCGCCGCCTTTCCAACTCGAGCTGTCCAAAGAGACGCCGAGGTCATCGATGCTTGAACTGATCGTGTCCAGCTGCTCCAGCGTCAAACCAACGCCAGACGCAGCCCATACGAGCTCCGTCTCCATGACGGCATAGGACCAGCGGTCCAGCGCGTAGTCGTAGATGACGAGACGATTCGGGCGTCCGTCGACATTGCTCGGCCCGGGGTAAGCCCAGACCACGCGATTGCCTTGCGGGTCCACTACGGCCGACATCCGGCCCAGATGGTTGCTGTCGATGTCATCGAGCACGTACTTGTCGACCTTGCCCGCGCCAATAAATGCGCTCTGCTGTCCGCCCTGAATGCGCACAAACCCGTTGCGACTCAGGAAGAACACTAGGTCGCCGTGCTGCGCCGCAGCGCCCGGAGCCAAAGCGCCCACCCCGGGCAAAACCTCATCAAACCGGAACCACGTCGGCGCACCTGTGTACGCCATGCGGAACACCGCGTCCTGACACAACAGCACGCCATACTCACCACCGAACACCCGCTGAATTTGACCGCCCGTGTTCAGGTCCCGGACGTCCGAGCCGGTGATGGACGAGACCGTCCAGTCGGTTGCGTCATTGAACGCACTCCACCGCACGCGGTCGATCTTCTCGCCGTCCGCGGAGTCCGTGGTGTTCGCCATCACCACGAAGTCACGCACAACCGCAACGTGGCGAGCCTTAAAAGCGCTTGTCAGGTCGGCAAAGTTACTGTTGCCCATCGTGATCACTTGCGGGTTGTCTGAGAAGTTCGTCGCGATCACGGTGTCCTTCCACCGCGCGAACTCCCACGACTCCTCGGTCGCAGTGCTGTAGCCGCCAGACTTGGAGGCGTCCGACCAGGTGGTGCCGGACAAGCTGTAAAGTTTGCTCTCGTCGCCCGCATAAACGTACGTCACCAGCGAGTCGTCTAGCGCCGCTACAGCGCCTCTGGGACGGTCGTCCAGCGCGTTCGTCAGCGCCTCGAAGCGACGTATAGGCTTGTAGCCAGTGGGGCCTGGGAAGACGTTCTGCGCCCTCACAGCGCCCGGGTTCCCTAGCGCCGCTGCGTCTGGCATCCAGTCGGCAGTGGCTAGAACAACCATCAGGGCGTCCTGCCTGATACGCGCGACACCAGCGGGCCGACACGGCGACTTGCAGCAGCCTGTCGGTTGATCATGTCCCGCGCATCCCGGTACAGCGCCTCCCACACAGCCAGCCGCTCGTCCGCCATCTGGTAAGGGGCAGACGCAGCAAGCGCCGCGTATAGGTACGCATCCGGGTACGTCGTCAGCAGGACGTTGCTCGGGTCAGAGTCCGAAAGCGGGGTGAGGGCCTGGTAATAGGTGATCTCGCCGCTGTACGAAGCGTCCGGCACCACGTCGAACTCGATGTCAGATGCAATCGAGAAGTACGCGGGCCTGCCATTGACCTCCTGCCGAATGGCAGTCATCTCGGGCAGGGACACTTCTTCCAGCCGCGTCACGGGGTCCGTCAGGAGGCGGAAGTTGATCGCCTCGAGGAACCCGGTCGGCAGGTTGACGTTGCGAGCGTTGACGGTCAGCGAGGCGCGCGTAAACATCTCACGCATGCGAATCTCGCGACGGTGACGCGACTCCGCAAGCGCGATGAACTGATTGATCTGATCGGGCATGTCGTCGATCAGGTAATCAGCAATCGCCGCGCGTAGCTCACTGACAGTCGAAATGCTCATTTCTGCTTAACGTCCACCCTGCCGGGGCGCGTGCGGAACGCACGAAGGTCGCGGGAGTTCAGCAGGATGTTCCACGCCGCTTGCGCTTCGGGAGACTTCACCTGCATGAACTCCTGCCACGTCTTGCAGGCAGAGGCGCGGTATGCAGCCTCCACCACGTCGGGCGTAAAGTCCGCAACCTTGTGCAGCCGCTCCTTGTTGCCGAACCGCTCGGGGGCGTCGTTGTATTGGCGCTTGTTCTGCGCGACGAGCTTGCTGGCATCGGTCTGGGTAGTGACCACCAGCTTGTCGTCTTCGCGGTA